TGGACTAATGATCTCTGTGTTGCTCTTGAAGATCAGTATAGAGGTTATTCATTAAGATCTGCAATGAGATCTAATTCCAATGAACCATCACAATACTTACAGGATAGAATCCAGAAGTTACAGGATGGTGAATCCAATATGGAATTTCATATTACTACTGGTAAGAAATATCATAAGATTATACAGGTTGATAATGGTAGAGAAGGTGGAGTTCATGCTTTTGTTGATAAGGAGACTGGTGAAGTTTATAAACCTGCTTCTTGGAAATCACCTGCGAAACATGTTAGATATGATATGCGAATCATCAGACAACGTGAAGCAATGCTTGCACAATGCGATTGGGCAGGTGGTTATCTGTACTTAAGATGAGGAAAGTAACAAAACACACAAGAGCAGGTAAAGAAGGGAAACTAATTACCTGCCCTATATGTAAAGTAGCAAGTCGAATATATCATTTCGATTGGACTGCAACTGAGTGTCCTTCATGTAAATCAAATGTTGATAAGTATGATTGGTTACTTGTTGAAGATTACGAACCACCCATTGGCAATTAATAATGAGAACAGTGACGATTAGTAGGCAGATAGGATCAGTTTTGGTCGTATCTGCCTATTTTATTGTATTGCATGTAAGTGTATTTTATGGTACAATGTTACATGCAACAGCATGCTTATTAAGCATACCATTCTTTGTAAGAACTAAAGCATATGATGTAGTGGCAATGTTATCCTTTATGGTAATAGTATCCGCATCTAAATTCATACAACTTACACAATAAATAGATCAGTTAAAGATTAGTTATGGCATACGAAACACTTGCTTCTCCAGAAGCAAACCTAGACGCAAAGTTACAAGGTATTGATAGTCTTCGCAAACAAGTGAAGGTATTATCACAAACTGTTGGTAATATGGATGAGAGAATATCTGCATTGGAAGGATTGTTAAATTCTGCTTTATTCAAACAACAAGAAGATATTAAAGCAGCATGGGCAGTAATCAATCAACTTGATGCTGCAAATACTGCTGCATCTAAGTTTGATCTGGAAGGACAGGTAGCAGGACAACCAGGCGAACCACCAGTTGGATAAGTGTCACAACCCCACTTGCATTATTAGGTAACATCTGTTATATTAATAATGGAGAAACAAACAAGGGTAAGGATTTATTCCCCCTATTCAGTGGTCACCTCGGTGAATACTCCCTTCGTTTTGTTTCTCCTCACCTATATTCTTTGAAGTATATTATGGAAGATTTTGAGTTCCTACCTCACAATGATGATTCATGGGAAACACTAACAGAATCAAATGAAGAGGACTGGTTACCTACATCAGGTGTGAGAGAGAAATTTGATGCAGACACACTCAAACTACTCAACCAGTTCTAATAGTGTCACATAAACCCCCTACTAGGGGGTTTTTTAGTTTATAATTATTTTATTGATCGAAAGACTTAATGACTCTTAGAACACACCAAAAAGAAGTCATAGAGGTCATGCGACACACTAACAAGGGACAAATCATAGTTCCTACTGGTGGTGGAAAGACTCTATGTATGATAAAGGATGCAGAACGTATCCTATTTAATTTGGGATCTGGGAGTAACAAAACAATTGTAGTTGTTGCACCTCGCATCCTACTTGCAGAACAACTTTCTACTGAATTCTTGAAAGTTCTTAAGAATGTGTCTGTTTTGCATGTACATAGTGGAGAGACTAATCATCAATCTACTACAAAAGTTGAAGAGATATATTTCTGGAACAAGGGAACTAGAGGACATAAGTTAATCTTTACCACATATCATTCTCTTGGGAGAATAGTAGAGTCATACATTGATGTTGATACACTATACTTTGATGAGTCACATAACAGTGTTCAAAGAAACTTTATTGAACCAGTTCAGACTCTATCAGAGAGGTCAAATCGTTGTTACTTCTTTACTGCAACTCCTAAACATTCCCTCACTCCTAATAAAGTAGGGATGAACTTTGAACCGATATTTGGTAAAGAAATAGTACAAGTTCCTGCACCAAGACTTATCAATGAGGGGTATATTATACCACCTCAAGTTAAATCAATGAAGTATTCTGACCACATTGGTGATACTCATGTCAGGGATAATAAGATGTTAATTGATGTCTTGAAGACACAAGATAACATGGATAAAGTGTTAGTTACTGCGAAATCTACTAGAGATATTAGTAACTTACTCACACAAACTGACTTCCAACTTAAATGTCACGCATTGAAATATAATGTACTGTGGATAACATCTAAGTATGGTGCAATTATCAACGGAGTTAAAGTTTCTAGGGATAAGTTCTTCAAGATTATGAATGAATGGGGTGCAAATCCTGATAAGAAGTTTATCATGTTTCACCACTCAATTCTCTCTGAAGGTATTAGTGTCAGTGGATTAACTGCATGTATTCTTATGAGAAACCTTGACTATATTACCATGACTCAAACTATAGGTCGTGTAATTAGACTACATAAAGAGGACATCAAGAATATTGATAGTGGTAACTTAAAACCATGTGATTTCGATAATTATAAGAAACCATTTGGTAAAATGTTCGTACCAGTGTATAATAACGTTGGTATAAGTACAGAGAGAAGGTTACAAACTGTCGTTAATACTATCTTTGATAAAGGAGAACCAGTAGTAAGTCAAGTTAGAAAGTGACGGTTAAGAAACTGTCACATAACATTTCCATTGTACTGAATCTATGTTAATGTATATACAGTGTCAGGTTCATTGATGACAGTCAAGACTAAAATCAAACGAGTTTGCGTGACTCCACTAACAAATAGTGCAGAGGATCGTTTTACAAATATGATGGATAAATTCCATACATGTACTGTCGTAAATGAACAGATTAAGGATGGTATTAAATATATCAACCTCAAAGCATTAACAAGGGAATACTATTTTTGGGTTCCTGTTAAAGGTAATGAACACTGGAAGGTAGAATGATGAATGATAATAATACTAATGTAATTTTGTTTAGTTCTGGTATTTTAGCAGCAATACTATTAACAGTTGTTGTTAATTTATCTTCATCAGATTACTCTGGTGGTTCTAACTATTCTAAACAAGAAACATACTTTAGATTACAACAACGTCCATCCAAACTTATTCAGTAACATGAAACAAATTGACAAGATTCGTGACAATTGCATTAACAATGTGGAGACACAATATGCACAGCGAATGGAAGAATTAGTTAATGAATTGAGACTAGAAGATGCTGAATCAATACTGTCAGAGATGACAGTTGATGAGGAACAACAACCTCAATGGTTCTTTATGGATGATATTACCGACTGGAAGATTGATGACCTAAGTAACATTATATGGGAGGAAATAGAGTAATGTGAATAGAGATGATAAACGAACTCTAAAAGATTTAGAGTCTATGGTTTATCCACTCAAACGTCATGCGAAATACCTTAGACAGTTGAAGAAAGAATTAAAGACTGGTAGAAAGACACCATTAAGAAAAAAAGATAGGATTCAGAGGAAAAAGAAATGAATCAAATTTCACTCGCACCTATATTTCAAATCAACATTTTTAAGTATAGTATAACAAATTGGGAAGAGAAGAAACCCAAATTGTTGTCACTACTTGACTTTTCTGATGATGGTGTGTTACAATCTGGAGATACAGTTCATACTGATTTCTATACTGAAAAGGGTAATCCTAGTTACTTTGAAGAATGGATAGACATTCTTAAAGATGATTTTAATGACATCTTTAATCAAGGTGAGATAATAGTTCCACCTCCAATGGGTTATGATTCAGAAGAGAGAAAACATTTACTATGTACTCCTAAAGAATCACCTTGGCAATTATGGTCACAAAGTTATGATAATGGACACTATCATGGTGGTCATAATCATGGAGTAGGAAATGTATCATGTTGTTTGTTTCTTGAATTTGATCCAAACTATCATCAAGGTACTAAATTCTACTCACCTTATGTTGATCCTTGGACTGGATTCTATTCAGATGCAACACCTCAAGTTGAGGAGGGAGATATACTTATGTTCCCTTCTATGTTATTACATGAGGCACCAAATAATCTATCAGAGATGAGAAGAACTGTTATGGCATTTAACATTCCATTGAAGTAATGTACCAACTTAATTTAAAACTAACCAACCAACAATACAACCTCTTAAGTGAAGCACTGTTCTTCTATTCTGAAGAGAAAGAAGAAGCAAATGTTGATGCAGTTGAGGAACTACAAGATTGTTTTGATCGTGGAAGTAAGAAAGTACAGACTAACAAAAGAAAGGGAACACAACAGGTTAAGTGAGACACTTGACAAAGTGTCACAAGACCTCTTGATTTTAGGGTGATTATCTGTCATACTATAAGTATGAAAAACAAACACCTCGAACATCCTGAAGATTCAATCCTTAATAAGGGTAGAGATGGTGCGAACACTATCATCCAATTCCTTAGAGAGAAGAGTAGTGAACTGTCAGTAAAGTATGACGGTGCTCCTGCAATTGTTTGGGGTATAAATCCAGAGAATAATAAGTTTTTTGTAGGTACGAAGAGTGTATTTAATAAGGTAAAAGTTAAGATTAATTATACACACTATGACATTGAAGTTAATCATGGTAATGTACCTGCGGTTGCATCAATCCTTCATCTATGTTATGAGAAACTACCTAGGATTAAGGGAGTTTATCAAGGTGATTTCATAGGATTTGGTGGTGGTAAGGAATACACACCCAACACAATTACCTATAAGTTTGATAAGAATGTAGATGAAGATATAGTATTTGCATCACATACTAAGTACGTTGGTAATACTTTGCAGTCAATGATTGCAGAGTTTAACTATAAAGATGCGAGTGCAGAAGAGGTTAAGTTTCTATCAACAAATGCGAATATAGTTTATACACCATTCACTGTTGATTTGTTACTTGGACTTGCACAAACCGCAATCAGATTTGTTAAGTTCCCTGATAAGAAAGAAGGTGAAGTTATCAAGACTATTGTTAATAAGTTCATCAGAGAACAGAGAGAATTGAATCCAAATGATCTTGCAAAAGAGACAGGATTTCATGCAAATCTCTTCCATCTATATAATTTTATCAGAGAGATTAAACTCTTATTGATGACAGGAATTGGAACAGATGAAGAGGTTGAATGTTACATTGGTGATGATAAATGCACCCATGAGGGTTATGTTATGACCAATAAGTATGGAACTTATAAGTTAGTTAATCGCAAACAATTCTCTTATGCAAACTTTACTATAAGACAGAATTGGAAACGTTAGACCATGTGACACTTTGATTAGTGTCCATATTTCTCCCCAAACCATTCAAACTCGTGTATTATAAGAGAGTGGTCAGGGGTTATACATCCAACACTGGTTAGGAAACACCCGCCACCTCCCATTTCTTTATAACAATGACAGCATTATCTGAAGAAACCATTGCTAAACTTGCAGAGGCATTAGTTCCTGAAGTTATAGCATACATTGAGGATGATTTTCCTCGTCTAAATGAGTTTTTGATGGAAGTAATTGGTGATGCAGTTTGTAACAAACTAGGTAACAAGAATCCTGATGGTTCTTGTACCTTTGACAGTGAAATTTCAATGGATTTGGTTGTAGCAATCGCAGAGAGAATCTCGATCCGACCTACAAACAATCTAATGGAATCTGATCCTGCAAATCTATAATTAAATAGACTAATTAGTCCTACCAAATGACTTAAAACTGGGTATTGTTGTTTATTTTATTATTACAATGTCAGTTCAATTCGCACCTGAGTCCGCACAAGAAGATCTACTTTATTCTTTGGAAGATGCACAAACTGGTGCAGAACTTCTTGAAGTAATTGATGCTTATGTGGAGGGAAATTCATAATTTAAATAACATATAGGGGTTGGAATCTAGTCTGACAAGGGCATTCAATGGGTTAGGTGAGAGTCCTAACTAATAAAAGAAGTCATTGAATGTAAGACCCTATTAGAAGCAGACACATGACGATTCTGTAAAATACAAGGAACTTCCCCTCCTTTTTTCACTTACTAATTAACACAAACATGGGTACAAGATCACGAATTGGATTACAGTTAAATGGAGGAATCGTCTCTGTTTATTGTCACTGGGATGGTTATCCTAAGTACAATGGTGTTATTTTGGAACACTTATATAATGACAAAGATTCAATTAGTGAGTTAATTGATGGTGGTTGTATATCATCACTCCTGACAGATAGTGATTGGAATTTGAAACAAATTGATGGGAAACCTCGTCCCTTATATTATAGTGAGAGAGGAGAAGATTGTCCTCCTGAGTTAGATTATTCTATCACAGAGTTCTATGAAAGATGTGATAATTGTGGTGCAGAATATGGTTACATTTGGGATAACGGAGAATGGATATGTTATGATGTTTATAACAATGTAGGAGAGATTAAAGACATCCCAGATGTTAGTGTAGAGGAATTTGAACGAGATTATCTATCACCTGTACCAGTCAAATAAGTGTCACAAGGGGGGTTCAAACCTCCCTTTTTTTATGTTATACTTTAAAAGTACCAACAAAAGGAGACTAATGCAAACTTCTTTCATCTCAAAATCAACGGAAGAGTTACAACGTAGAAGAGAATTAACTGATGATCTTATATTTGTTGTGAAAGAAGATAAGTCTGTATTAGAACAAATTTTAGATGATTATGTTTATCGTCTAAGTGATAACGAAGTGAGAGAATATGAAGTATTAGTAGGATCAATCTTAGGAGATGAGGTATAAACAATGATTAAAGATGTAACAAACGATCCTACACAGTGGAAGAGATTTTGGGAGTCTGATGATGGAGTTTATCATGGAATTGCAAATCCCAATGCTACAAATAGTGAGTTAGATGCAAAGGTTATTATTACACCTGACAGTGTAACTATTCCCCCTAAATTCACTAAATCAGAAGTAGATCTTATTATATGGTCATTAGAACAGAATCACAGAGAATTTGATAAGAAAGAAGATGAAGAATATGGTAGTATTTTACTCAAACTAGAACAACTTTCGGAGGAAAACTAATGCAAACTGCAACCAAATCACTTGAACAATGGTTATCTGAATGTCCAGATGATTATGCGTTCTATTGTAGATTTATTGATGTTAAATTGGATGTGGAAAGTGTAGCAGAATCCGAAGAAGTTTCTCTTACTAATGAACAATTAGAACATGTAATTGATCGTTTTATAAACTTAGATTGGAGTGTTAATAATGAGATCATAAGTGATTTAATTGAAGATGAATTGAGGGAAGAAGAATGACACCACTAATTGAACATGTTCATAATCATCCAACCATGACATCTATTGGTTCTGAGTATATTATCAGTGAGGGTAATATCTACAGAAAATATAGAAAAGGTCTGGATACATATGTATTTTGGAAGAAATTAGAAGAGAATAATGAGGATGTAAGTGATACTTACTTCAATCATTATATGGAGGTTAATTAACAATGAAAGGATCAATTAACTTAACTGCGAGTGAGTGTGATTTCCTCATTGATATATTACAAAAACATGCGTATGATATAAGAGAAGATTTATATTCAGTACAACAATCTTCTATTATTCAGAAGTTAGGTTATCTTGCAGATGCAGATGACAGTATCACTTATAAGGTACGATAATGAAATGGTCATTAACAATTAGTTTCAACTACGATGAAACTTATAATAGGGAATTTGACACCTTTGATGAAGCAAAGACTGCAGCAATTGCATGGTCTAATGATAACGAAGGTTGTCCAATTTACCTATGGAAACTAACAACTGGAAACCCTATTAAATGGATGGAAGTATCTGCATGAACTATTTTACACTCAACTTAAGTGAAGATGAGTACCAATTATTAGAGGACATTCTTGTTACTAACTTTGTAACATCTTTACAGGATGGTGATACTGAAGTATTGCAATCCTTATGCAATAAGTTACCATCATTTAAGTACAGAACCGACTTCCTGTAGTACAGTTCGCAAAGTGTCCATTTTTGGTTGTATTCCCTTTCAAATCATGTATAATATAAGAGTGGAGGCAAGGGTGACGGATACCACACCAGAAAACGTCTTTAAATCGAACCTCTCCACACTTATTCACTCTACTAAATGTAACTATGCCAACTGCATCTGCAACGAAGAAAGTAACAACTCCTCGTAAAAGACGCACTCGTAAAGTAACAACAACCTCTACGAATCCTTCACCTCAACTAAATAAGACAATTGCAAAAGTTGTTGTGGAAGATAACAAAGTAGAGACAAATGTTCGTCCAGTAAATCCTAATCTTTCTTTGAAAGATTATCAGGACGATATCAAGATTAGATGGAACATTCACCAGTGGGAAACACAAGAACTCTGGAAAGATATTGTCAAGGGTTACAACAATTCTAAACCATTTGTTGTTCAATCTGTTGATTATATCAAAGATTCTTACAAACGTGCGTTCAACTAAACCACTTGGAGAACTGTCACACAACCACCCCATGAGGGTGGTTTTTTATGTTATGATGTACTTGTACATCAAAAGGATTCATTCAAATGAAAACAACTGTTCGTGATTTTTCCTACGATCAAAAGGAAACAATCAAATCATTTTTCACCTCTGAGGAGTGGGATGCAATCGATAACGCACTCTCTGAGTACCAAGATCATGGGGAGAGAGAGTCAGAGTTAAACTCTGATATCGGAGACAAGATTTACCAACTCTTCAACTAGGAATAGGGGTTTAACCCCCTATTTCTTTTTTTATGTCCTTTACTAATTAACATTTAATCATGTCAGATCAGATCCCTGAGTATCTACAACAAGACGCACTTGATGTTAAAGATGTTGTAGAAGATGCAGTTGAATATATTTGCAGAGAGAATCAATTGAGTGGTGAAATGGTATGGTCAATGATTAACGGATTAAGTGAAGCGCACCTCAACCAATTTCCAAATCCAAATGACAATTAATCGTCCAAGTCTCCCACCTATACTAACATCTAAAGAGTACAAATCTCTTCAGGAAAAGTATAACAAACCAGTTGAAAGTAATGGATATAATTATAAACCATACCGCACACTAAAAAACTATTAAGGAGGACAATCAATGTATCAAAGTGAAACATTCGGAAGACATTTTTGGGTAGATGATGAATATGAATTAAGAAGTTGTCCATCATTTGTAGATGGAACTGGTGATTTTGATAACCTTGATTATGTTTCAGAGTGGGATGATTTCACCGAGGTAGATATGAATTTACTTCTTGCAATTCATAGATGTGAGTTATTAAATAAGACGCAATATGCAGGTAGTTTATTACATAAGGAGGGAAAATAATGAACAGTTTAAATGAATTTATTGACTATGTTTGGTCATTTTATGGTAATGAAGATCCATTATATCCAATAAAAGGTTTAACAAAGAAAGACATATTAGACGCATTTAATGAATACATTAGTAGGATAGAAAGTAATAGTTCCAGTATGTATTCATGGGGTTACGGTGATAGTTTAGACAGAGAAAGAGTAAGAGATATTATACTTGAAAATCCCAAATTCACATGGAGTTCTTAACAATGAAAGACTTAACTTTTCCTCAAAGAGAAACACTAACTGACCGATACATTAGGTTAGTAATTGATAGTATGGATCACAAAGATATGTACTCATTTGTATATAATACTCTCTTAGAAGACTATACTGCATTATCAGATAGTGAGATACAAGATGAGATTAAATATACATTTGACGAGGAAACATTAGAGGACATAGTTGATAATTTAGACAATGAATTACAGGAGGTTAATTAACAATGATCTTTGTAAATATCATTTTGGTAATAACAACCACAGTTGTAATTGCAGAATTAAATGATAAACTCACTCAGTATCTTAGGAGGACTAAGTAACAATGAAAAGACTAAATGCAATTCAAAGAGGTGAATTAATTGAACAATTTGTTGAGATAGTTGTTAATAACATGGACTCGGATCATATCGCACAAATTGTTACTGAACTGTTGGAAGATCAGTATGATAAATGTTCAGATATAGAATTAAAAGAGTGTGTTGATAACTATAACTCAACACTATTTGAAGAGTTAGTTAATGACGTAACCAATGAAGTAGTGGAGGTTAATTAACAATGAAACCAGTAAAATCAGATGAAGTTGTTATTAATGTAGTTCGTAAAGATGACTACACTAAGTTTAATGAATGGATAAATGATTGTCCTGTTAAAGTGTTAAATTACGAGGATAATACAGACACAGTTACTATTACTTTAGATCTACCATATCCAGAGGAAGAATAGGGAAAATGTGTGACACTAATTTAAGTGTCCATATATTCCCCATTTGACTCTAAAATGATGTATTATTAAAGAGTGGAGGAAATCCACAAGTCATTTTTTCTTTTACTAAATGTCTGCAACTTTCAAATGTGGTGATGATCGTTACACCGTAACAATCAAAAAAGAACCACTAAATGAGAAGTTAAGTTCAACAGTTTCAGAAGAAGTTTATGAACAACTCTCTAATCCTTCTGAAATAGTTAATACTTACTTCTTACAATCCTAGTCCTTTACTAATCATTATTATGTCACAATCAACCAAACTAAGTGTTAAACAACTTCAAACACTTCTTAATGATTTACCCTTTGATATGGAAGATCGTAGTGTTACCGAGGGTGACGATTTTTACAGACTATATACAAACTTTTTCAATGTAATTGAACAGACTGATTATAAAGTTGATATTGTAGATTGTCTATCCGCACTTCATAGAGTGATGGAAGATTTAGAAATGTATTCTTAATTAAGGAGGTTATTATGCAAAACAAAACATCAAGATTGATCCAAAGAATACTACAGGTTGATAACTTTCAGAATGTCGCATGTGTGTGTTCTAATTGGGAAGAATTCCAACAAGAATTGAGTGAGTGGGGTGTATATAGTGCAGGTAAAGTTGATTTTGATGATGAAGAATTAGACGTTAATATTCTTGATAAGTTTATACTTAGTGAGAATGGTTATATAAGAACTGGTGACGATTGGAATTTAATTTATCAAGGTGGAGGTGCATTATTATGCAATTAGTATCAAACAACGGATTCTTAACTATTGATTACTATCCAACAAAATCGTGGTTAGATAACAAGTTAAT